AATTTTCATAATTTTCAACATTATCTTCATCCTTTACTTGTATAATATTATTACCAGAAATATCAAATTCATTTTTTTTGAGTATTTCTAAATCTAAATAAAATGGTTTTTTTTTATTTTCTTTATTTATTTTTTTAAAAAAGCTTACAATTATTTCAGCAGTTTCAACATCATTAATTGAATTAAGTATAGAAAATCCTTTAAAATAACTTAAAGATGCTAAACTAGAATATAGTGCATTTTTAAAATTTGAATGTTTATAATTTATAATAGAACCTTCAATTAAATAATAAATATAATGATTATGTAAATTGTAATCGTTTAATCTAAAACCTTGTTCCTCGTAGCGTCCATCTTTTATACTACTTTCTAAATCAGTTAATGATTTTCTTTCAAAAATTATTAATGTATTATCATCGTTATCACAAATCATATAATCTCCTAGCGGAAGTGACTTAACTTCTACTATAGATTTATCTTCACATAAGTTAGTTATTAAATTTATAATTTTTTTTGGTTCTCTATTATCAATATATAATTTCATTAAATAATAATTATATATTGATTTATCTTTAAATAACATTTTTTAACCTAAATATTTTCCGCGGACAGTATCAAAACGATGATGTACACCATTAAATAATTTAAGTTGTTTTAAGCAGTTTGTATTGCTCGCGCATGATTTTCCTGCACCACAACCTATTGAATAATGAGTTTCATCATTCTGAGTTTTGGTATATTTATATCCAGGTAATGAAGTGTGATGAGGACGCACCCATCCACTTGTTATTGCTAGACCAGCCATACTTCCAAAATTACATGTACTGTTTGTATGTAAATTGCTTGCTCCAATTAAGCTAATTTTTTTTCCCATTGTATAATATACTATTATAATATTTTTTTAAAAAAAAATTGTTATAATAATAATTTAAAAAATAATTTCTAAATATAAACAATGAAAAAGACAACGTTATCAGATAATTCAGATAGTGACACTGAATCAGAAAATGATATTAATAATAATGTTACTAATATCATTAATGATGAGTTAATCTATAATCCATATAATTCAAATAATAAAGAAATTATACTCAATGATATTATCAATATATTAAATAAATATGGTATTTTTACTAAACCTTTTAATATTGAATTGTATAAAAGAGCTTTTGTACATAGATCTTATACAAAAAAACCTAAACTAGAAAACGAAGAATCAAATATAATTATTGCAGAAAATTTAGATAATCATTTACCTTTAAAAACAAAATCGAATGAAAGATTAGAATTTATAGGTGATGGAATTTTAGAATGTATTATTAAATATTATTTATATAAGCGTTTCCCAAAAGCAGATGAAGGTTTTATGACAGAAAAAAAAATTGCTTTAGTTAAAAATGAACATATTGGAAAATTAGCTTATGAAATTGGATTACATAATTACTTTATTATTTCAAAACATGCAGAAGAAAAAAACATTCGCACTAATTTTAAAAAATTAGGATGTTTATTTGAATCATTTATTGGTGCCATATTTTTAGATTTTAATAGAATTGATATTAATGATCAGCATAAATGGTTTGAAAATATTTTCAATACAGGTGTTGGTTTTCAAATGGCGCAAATATTTATCGAAAATGTTATGGAAAAACACGTGGATTGGACTGATCTAATTAATAATGATGATAACTTTAAAAATAAATTACAGGTAATTATACAAAAAGAATTTAAACTTACACCTGATTATGTAGAAATTAAAGAACAATCACATGATGATGTATGTGACAAAATTTATACTATGGGTGTATTTATATCATTTGGACAAAATATTCATAATGTAAATATTAACAGTGCTATAAATTTTGATATTCTTAAAACATTTAAAGCTATTCATGAAAAATTAGAAACAAACAATAAATTTTTAATATTTTTAACAAAAGCTAGTCATAAAATTAAAAAAAAAGCAGAACAAATAGCATGTAATTCGGCAATTTCACTTATTAAAACTTTTAATGACTAAAAAAGTATTTTATTTAGAAAATAATTAAAACATATATAATTTTATATATATATATATTTTAATAATGATAAATAAAAATTTTGAATTTTTAAAAGTTAAACCACTTCCTAAAAAACAAGAAACTTTTTCTTTTTTTATAAATAAACAGGTTGGGCAACCTAATATTATTGATAAAACAAGTGAAAAAATAATAGATCCAACTGAATTTTTAAATAAAATTCAATCCAAATTAGAAATTCAAAATAAAACTATAATCAAACCAAATATAACTTCAAAAAAAGAGGAACCTTCTTTAGTTGAAATACCGAAAATTTTAACCAATGTAAAAAAAATAAATATCAAAATTGTTATTAAACAATTAGCATCTATAAATTTACAACCAAAAACAGATGATGGTCAAAAAACACGTATTACTCCAAAACCAAAAGTAAATAAATCAAAATATGAAACATATAATTTTGACTCTATAGATTTAGAATTTGAAATTAAAAATACTAAAATTAAAAATAGAATACCTCCATTAAAACCAAATGTTTTAATAAAAGCATCTGAATATTATCTTAATAATCGAGAGAATTTTATTAATTTTATTAATAAAATATTTATACCATATAAAGATCTTTTATTAAAAGAAGAAAAAGATATAGAAAATGGTAAAATTAAAATTTCATGTGAAGAAAAGTCCGGTACAGAATTTTCTTTATTAACACATCAAAAAATTGTGAGAGATTATATTAATATTTATACGCCATATAGAGGTTTATTATTATATCATGGTTTAGGTTCTGGAAAAACATGTTCATCTATAGCAATCGCTGAAGGTTTAAAAAATAATAAAGAAATTATGGTTTTTACTCCCGCGTCATTAAGAGAAAATTATATCGATGAATTAAAAAAATGCGGAGATTTTATTTATATGAAAAATCAGTTTTGGGAATTTATAAATATAGAATTGTATCCAGACTATTTAAAACCTTTATCTAATCTATTAAATTTATCAGAAGAATATATTTTAGAAAAAAAAGGAGCATGGTTAATGAATAAAAAAGAAGCACCAAATTATGATAAGTTGAGTTTTGAAAAACAGCAATTAATTAATGAACAAATAAATAAAATGATATCTATGAAGTATAAATTTTATAGTTATAATGGTATGACTCGTAAAATTTATAATATTTTAACTCAAAATGATTCAATTAATCCTTTTCATAATAAGATTATTATTATTGACGAGGCTCATAATTTTATTAGTCGAATTGTTAATAAATTAAATAGACCATCATCTATTTCAATTAAATTATATAATTTTTTAATGGATGCTGAAAATTGTAAAATTATTATGTTATCCGGTACACCTATTATTAATTATCCAAATGAAATAGGAATCATGTTTAATATATTAAGAGGTTATATTAAAAGTTATTTATTTAAAATAAACAGTACAAAAACTAATCTATCAAAAGAATATTTTGAATCTATTTTAAAAACAGGTGGAATATATAAACATGTAGACTTTATATTTTTTAATGTAAAAAATAAAGAACTTATTATTACACAAAATCCTTTTGGATTTGTTTCATATAATGCTAATACTAAAAAACAAGAATATCAATCTGAAAAAATAAATTCTGAAATTTTTAAAAATAAAATAATTTCTATTTTAAATAATAATAACATCAAATTTGATAATAAAGATAATGTTATTAATTATAAAGCTATTTACGATAATTTTGATGAATTTAAAAAAATGTTTATTAATGATAATAATACTATTAAAAATAATACATTATTGAAAAAGCGAATAGTAGGACTAACATCTTATTTCAGAAGTGCTCAGGAACAACTTATGCCAAGATACGATGAGTCTCATTTTTATGTGCAAAAAATTCCAATGAGCGATTTTCAATTTGGTATTTATGAAGAAGCAAGAGTTAATGAAAGAAATCAAGAATCTAAAAATAAAAAAAATAAAGCTAAAAAAATGGGCGCTCAAAAAGATGATATATATGGTGATTCAGTTTCTACTTATAGAATTTTTTCACGTGCATTTTGTAATTTTGTTTTTCCATCTCCTGAAATTAAAAGACCTATGCCAAATAAAGATGAAAAAATTGAAACTGTTCTAGATAAGATTGATAATAATGGAGTATTAAAAGAAGATATTATTGATAATGTTGATATTTCGCAAAGAATTAATGATGAAGATGGTGATTTTCAAGAAGAAGATATGGAACATATGCAAAAAGATAAAGATGCTATAACTGATAATACATATCAAAAGAGAATACTTGAATCATTAGAAATGTTAAGTAAAAATGCTGAAAAATATTTAACACCAACATCATTACAAAAATTAAGTCCTAAATTTTTAAATATATTAGAAAATATTCAAGATCCAGATCATAAGGGTATACATTTATTATATTCTCAATTTAAATCATTAGAAGGAATTGGTATATTTAAATTAGTATTAAAACACAATAATTTTATAGAATTTAAAATTAAAAAAAATTCTTCCGGTGAATATATTTTAAATGTTGATCCAAAAGATTATGGAAAACCAATGTATGCAAGTTATACTGGTTCGGAAACAAAAGAAGAAAGAGATATTATTAAAAATGTATTAAATAGTAATTGGAAATTTGTTCCTAAAAATATATTGAAAGAAATACAAAAAATATCTCCTAATAATTTTTTTGGAGAAATTATTAAAGTTTTAATGATAACATCATCGGGTGCAGAAGGCATTAGTTTAAAAAATGTTAGATATGTTCATATAATGGAACCATATTGGCATCCTGTTAGAATTCAACAAGTAATTGGTAGAGCAAGAAGAATATGTAGTCATAGTGATTTGCCTAAAGAATATCAAGATGTTCATGTAATATTATATTTAATGACATTTACAGATGAACAAGTAAATAGTGATAGTGCTATTGAGTTAAGATTAAAAGATAAAAGTAAATTAAATCAAAAATTAGTTTTATCAAGTGATGAATTTTTATATGAAATTTCTAATATTAAAGAAAAAATTAATATTGATATATTAAGAAATATTAAAGAATCAGCTATTGATTGTTCGATTCATTCTAGATCATCTTCAAGTGAAAAAATAAAATGCTTTTCTATTGGAAATGCATTACATGAAAATCCAATGTATATTCCAAATATTAATTATGAAGAAAAAGATAAAGACTTAAAAATAAATCAAAAAGAGGTCCCATTAAAATTATTTAAAATTCGCAATCAAAATTTAGCTCTAGATAAAGATACTAATGATGTTTATGATTATGATGCATATAAAAAAGGAGAATTATTATTTTTAGGAAAATTTATTCAAAATGAAGACGGCAAATATGAATTGGTTCAAAATTAATTTAAATTTAATTTTTCTAATATAATATTTTGATTATTTTCTAAAATTTCTATTTTTTTTAATATTAAATCTAACTTACTTGCTATATTAAACATTCTCTCACTTTTAAATTCTTGATTTAAAATAAAATTTTTTTTAAATAACATAGTATTTTCATTATTCTGATTTTCTTGAATGTTATATGATAGTATTTTGTTATTTGAAACATCCATTTCTTCTTTATTATTTAACTCAATAATATTATTTTTAGAAAAATCTAAAATTAATTCATTATTTCTTTGTATTTTCATATACTCTAATTTTTTAGATAAATCATCTGGTTCTAAAATTTCATCATTATTATCTGAAAAATTTATTTCTTCTGGTTTTTTTATATTTACATAATTTTTTAGATCATCTTCCATATTTTTTAATTCAATAATATTATTATCTTCTTTTAATAATTTTAATTTTTTTATTATATCATCTAAAATTTTTTTATTTACTTCAATAATATTTATATTATTATCATTTATTATATTTTTTGAAATTTGCATAATACTATCTTCAAATAACTGTTTTACATTATCTAATTTATCATTTGATATTCCTTTAAAATAATTATTATTAAATAATATATTCCATAATAGTTCTTTATTTTTTATATTAGTTATTTTATTCATATTATTATATTAAAATAATTATTATAATAATATATTTACGAATTAAAATAAATTTTTCTATAATCTCTCATTTCTTCATCCGAAATTCTTATATTTTTTAATTCTAATGGCTTTTTTTCTTGTCTCAATAATTTTATAATAATATACAAACAATACATTCCACATTGACCGTCCTTTTTTTGATGTACAAAATTAAAATTATCATAGTATTTTAATTTATAATTTTTTCCTTGTTCTTTTACTCTTTTAATAAAATTTTTAATCCTCAAATTTGGTCTTTTTCCATTACTATCAAAATAAAAAATAAATTTATTTTTTACATCTATAAATATTGCCACCCAATGTGATCCTCCTTTGTAATGCGGATCTAAATTTAAAATTATACCTAATTTATATATTTTTTTTTTAATCATATCAATTAAATTAAAATTACATAATTCTTCCCATATACATTCTCCAAACATTTTTTTATCATCAAAATCGATTGGTGATGGCCCTATAAATTTAAAATCCTTATATTTTTTTTCATATTGATTCATTACTTTTATTATATCATTACTGTCTAGCCATGTATATGGGTTATTTATCCATGTTTTTGGTGATTTTGGTCTAAAATATTCAAGTTTATTAAATTTTTCATTTTTAATCCAACATTTTTCATTTAAACATTCAGTATTATATTTTTTTAACAAATTCCATATAATATATGGATCATTAGAACTTATTTTTTTATTTTCTTTTTTTTTATTATATTCATCTCTTAACATAAAAAGAGTTTTATTACTGTAACATGTTTTATCTTTTAATCTTGAATCTACCATTTTTTTTTGAAGTGGTGCGCATTTTAAATAATTAAATTTTTTACGTGTTTTTTTTGTATTTATTTTTTTTTTAGCATATGTTTTCATTATATATTTTAAAATATTATAAATTAACCATAAACTTTTAATTATTATATTTTTTTGGTAATATTTTATTTGTTTTTTTACTTATATTTAAATATTCATCCATTTTATTTCCTTTTGTACTTTTAAATAAAAAAACGCGTTTATCTAGGTCATTTATAAAATTATTAGAATTATCTAAAATAATATTCTCACATGTATTAAGTGAATTATTTGAATAGTCTAGTAACTCATTTTGTATATAATCATTTTTTTTATCAAGTTTGATATTTAATATAATTTTTTTTATAAACATATTAAAGTAAAAAATATATTTTTCTTCATTTTCATTACATTCTATATTATTCGAAATATCAGAATAACTTTTATAAAGTTTATTTATAACTTCTTTAATTTCACTTTTATATTTTATAAAATCATTTTTTAAATTATTTATCTCATTTTCTTGAAAATATTGTTTATTTATAAATCTTTCATTTACTAAATTTATATCGTTCTTATTAATTTTTAATAAATTATTATTCATTTTTAAATTAACATTATACTTTTTTAATTTCATCTAATTCTATTTTTTCATTTAATTTATTACATAAATTATTATCGCTATTTGCAAAATCTATTTTTCTTAATATTACAGAATCATTACAATTTGGAATGTTTATATGACACCATCTTCCTAATAGATATGTAGATTATTGTGGTTTTATGAAATTATTGAAAATTTTAATTAAATTTTTATCGAGTATTTTAATATTAAACATTTTTTAATATTAAAAAATTTTATATATATTTAAGTCAATTTTATTTATAAATTTTTTAATTGAACCCTTGTAGAATTATAAAAAAAATCACTACCAATTTTATTATTAAGATTTGGATTAAATTCATTAAATGTTTCTTCATTAAATAATAAAGATTCGCTTTTATTATTTATATTTTCAGTTTTGTTATATAACATACTTGTCGAATCTGGAGCCCATACATGTAAATCTGATTTTATTAAAGGATAAATTTGATTTCTTAAAACAGATTCATTATCTACTTGACTACTAAATCCGCTAAAATGTGGCTTTGATGTTCCTGGGAAAAAAGTTTTATTTGTGTTATAACTTTGAAAATCTGATTTTATATTATTATATTTATTAGTGTTATCTACTAAAAATTTTGTATATCTAGTTGATAATCCTATTGATGAAAAATTTGGCTCTAAATTATTTGAAGGTATATTTCTTTCATAAATTCTATCATTCATTGTATTATCTAAATTATTAAATGTAATACTATTTTTCATTGTATTAAATAATATATAAATTATCTTATATTTTAATTATTAACTAATTTATATTTTTAATTATTAATTTTTATATTTATTAAATAAATATATTAAATCTTTAAAGATTTAAATATTATTTAAAAAAAGTTAAAGATACGATAACAATAATATTTAAATGTGTGGCATTTTTGCTCTAATTAATCATAAAACTATTAATAGAGAAAAAATTTATAAATCTTTTGAACAGGGAAAAAATAGAGGTCCGGAACATTCAATTACAAAAGAAATTAATAATTTTTTTATTGGTTTTCATAGACTAGCAATAAATGGAATTAATGAAGAATCTAATCAACCGTTTTTTATGAAAAATTGTCTTTTAATTTGTAATGGAGAAATTTATAATTTTAAAAAACTAGCACAAGATAATAATATACATCTAAATACTGATTCTGATTGTGAAATTATTATTCATATTTATAAATTATATGGTATTGAATATACTTTACATTTATTAGATGGTGTTTTTTCTTTTGTATTATATGATAAAGATAGTGATACAGTATTTATTGCTAGAGATCCTTATGGTATAAGACCATTATATTATTTTGATGAAGATAATATTTATGGGTTTTCCAGTGAATTAAAATCAATTTATGATCTTCCAAAAAATAAAACTACTATTAAAACATTTTTACCATCTACATATTTAATTATATCAAATATTCAAACAAATATTTCACTCGAATTTAAAAAATATGCTACTATGCCTTTTACGAATACTTTATATAACGACTTTCATCATGAAAAATTACATAATATAGCGCCTAATATTGTTAGCAAAATTAAAAATGCAGTTAAAAAAAGAGTTGTTGGAACAACCGATAGACCAATTGCATGTCTATTATCGGGTGGATTAGATAGTAGTTTAATTGCCGCATTAGTATCAAATGAATTAAAACAGGCAGATAATCAAACAGAAAAACTGAAAACATTTAGCATTGGCTTACCTGGATCTGAAGATTTAAAATATGCTAAAATTGTAGCAGAACATATAGATAGTGATCATCATGAAGTTATTTTAAGCGAAGATGATTTTTTTAATGCAATTCCAGAAGTTATTCATAAAATAGAATCATATGATACTACGACAGTTAGAGCTAGTGTTGGAAATTATTTAATAGCAAAATATATTAGTGAAATGACAAATTGTAAAGTTATTTTTAATGGTGATGGTGCAGATGAATTAATGGGTGGCTACTTATATTTTAAAAATTCTCCAAATGAATACGCGTTTGATAAAGAATGCCGGCGATTATTAACGGATATTCATATATTTGATGTATTAAGAAGCGATAAATCTATTTCTTCAAATGGTTTAGAGCCAAGAACTCCATTTTTAGATAGAGAATGGGTTGAATATTATTTAACTATTGATAGAAAAATACGTTTCAATGTAACTAAAAATAATTGTGAAAAATATTTAATTAGAAAATCATTCTCTATTGTAAATCCAGAATTATTACCAGAAAAAATTCTTTGGAGAACAAAAGAAGCATTTAGCGATGGTGTAAGTAGTTTAAATAAATCATGGTATGAAATAATTAATGAAAAAATTAATAATATTTGTAATAATGATATTCATTTAAAAGAAAAACTATTTGAATTACAACAAGAATATAAAAATATTGCTTTTGCTAATAATAAAAATATAAATCTACCTGATACTTTAGAAAAATGTTACTATAGATTTTTATTTAATAAACATTATAATAAATGTGATCATCTTATTCCTTATTATTGGATGCCAAAATTTGTTAATGCAAAAGATGCAAGTGCGCGTAGTTTATTAATATATAATGCAAATAATACTAATAAGAAGGTATAATTATTTTATACATTTATATATAATGTCTAAAAAATTTAAAGTAATTGGAGAAGGTACTTATGGTTGTGTGGTTAAACCAAGTTTAAAATGTGACAGTGATCAAGATTATACTAATAAAGTATCTAAAATTATGGTTGAAGAAGATGCATTATCTGAATTAAAAGAAAACAATAACATATCTAACATCAAAGATTTAAAGAAATATGCTATAGTTAATCCTGAAATATGTAAACCAAAAATAGATAAAACGTTTATAAATACTGCAAAAACATGTAAAAATGAAAGAATTACTATTCGTTTGAATAATAGTAATTATCAAAAAACTCTTTCTATGCTGTTATTAGAAGATGGCGGAGAAGATTTATCTTTGATTATTAAAAAAATTGATGGCGAAGAGAATATAAAAGATTTTTTTTATTCATTTATAAATTTATTTGAAGGTTTGAAATTTTTTAGAGAAAAAAAAATAATACATCGAGATATTAAATTACAAAATATAGTATATAATAAAACAACTAAATTAAGTAAATTTATAGACTTTGGATTATCAATTAAATCAGATAAATTAAAAAAAAAAGCAGATAGTTCAAATGAGCGCTTAGCTGTTTCCTGGTCATATTTTCCACCAGAAAATAGTTGTGTAAATAAAAAAATGTTTACAGATCTCACAAAATGTGAAAAATATTCTAAAAATATGACATATGACAGCTTTATAAATAAATACTTGGATACATACGACAGCTATTGTTTAACTTTAGCTTTAGAATCATTATTTAAATATTTTAAACAAAATCCTCCTTATTATTTTTTAACTATAAATTATAAAAAATTTATTTCAAACATAACAAAATTATTAAAATATTATAACGATAAAGAAATTGCAAAAAGATATAATGATTTAAATTATTTAATTAGTAAGTATAAAAAAATATTAGATTTTTATTTTAATAATAATAATAATAATAATAATAATAATAATAATATTAAAAAATGTCCAGATGAAAAACCAATATTAAATACAAAAACCCTTAGATGTTTGAAAAAATGCAAAGATGGTTATATTCACAATGAACAATTTAAATGTGTATCAAATAAAACATCAAAAAATAATAAAAAAAAACAAGTTTGTGAAAGCTTAAACAAGGATTACAATCCATATACTAAAAGATGTAATAAAAAGTGCCCTCCAAATAAAGTAAGAAGTAATGATAAAACTTTTAAATGTATAAAAAAAATATAAATAATTAAATAATTAATTAATATATATCAATTAATTATTTATGAATATAGATAAATTAGTAAAAGCATTGGAAGATGAAGGTAATGTAAATGTAATAGATACTAATAAAAGTAGTATAAAAAACAATATAAATAATATATTACAAACATTATATTTAGATGCTTCACATCTTAAATTGTTTAATAAAAAATTAAAAGATTATATATACATATCAAATATAAATGAAATAAAAATAGGTCACACTATAAAATATATAAATATTGAAAATCCAGAAAAATTTAAATTATCATGTAATTATATAATTTGTAATATTAATGCAAATGATAATGGTATAAATATTACATTGAAAACATTCAATAATAATTATTTTAGAATTTATTATCATAAACATTTGATTTTTAAAAAATTAAGCTCTGATGAACTATTAATTCTTAAAGCACTAAATTATATTAATAAATAAGTTTTTTTCTAGTTTGTTTACCTTTAATAGTGAGCGTTTTATTTGTTTTCAATAATCCTACATTATTCTTTTTTTTTAATGTCTTTTTTTTTTTGCAATTAAAACCATATATTTTTAAATTTTTTTTTTTAATTACACTATTATTACAAATAGCAATACTGTAATCTTCATATAATATTCTGTTATTAACTTTTTTTATGCAACTACATAATTTGTTTGCTATTATTTCTTCCACTTTTTTTTTTAAAACATTTGTTTTAATATTTTTATCAATATGTATTTTATAATAATTTAATATATCTAAATAATCATTTCTATTTAATTTCATTAAATAGTATAATTTAAAAATTTATTTTATAATTTTTATATTTATATTTAATAAATATGCAAAAAAATGTACTGGTATTTGATTTTGATGAGACACTTGGATCATTTTCACAATTATATACATTTTGGATGTTAATAAAATTATTTTTCAATAATAATATAGAAAAAAAACATTTTTATTCTATACTTGACGATAATGAATTATTCTTTAGACCAAATATATTTAAAATTTTTAATACAATAAAAAATAAAAAAAAAATTAAATCATGTAGCAAAGTAATTATATACTCAAACAATAATGCGGAATTCTTTTGGATAGAAATAATAAAAGATTATATACACCATAAACTAAATTATAAATTAATCGATCAAATAATTAGAAATTACAAAATAGATAATAAAATTTGCGAGCCATGCAGAACTACATATGATAAAACATTTAATGATTTTATAAAATGTACAGAATTATCTAAAAATACAAATATATGTTTTTTTGATGATAAACTTCATGAAAATATGCTAAATGATAATGTATTATATATTAATTTGAAACCGTATAATTATAATGTTAAATTTGAAACATTAATTAAAAAATTTTATATTTCCAATTTAAAATTATTTAATAATAAAAATTATAATGATTTTCATGATTTTGTTATTCAAAATACAAAAAAATATAATCTTGAGTTTATTAATAAAACATTAATAGAAAAAAAAATAGAAACTATATTAACAGATAACATCATAAAAATAATAAAAAAATTTGCAAACAAAAATATTTTTACAAAAAAAAATAAACAAACCAAAAAAAATTTTACTAAAAAATTATAAGGAAAAAATATTATTTGTATTTAACAAATTACCCGTTACCTGATAAAATTTATTTTCAATATAAGTATAAAATACAGATGAAAGAATAAGCAATAAACCACTACTAAAAAATATTTTTCTATCAGTAATATCTATTTTTTTATGAAATTTTATAAATGGATTATAAAAAATAACCAATAAAAACCCAATAAATAATTTTAAAAATTCTCTAAAAAAAACTAAATATTTTGGCGCGAATTGTGTTATTCCCAAGATAACTAAAACATATAATAAAAATGTTATATTGATTGAATAATAAAAGATTTCTTTATATGAAATTTTTCGACTCATTTTATATACAATACCACTTTAAAATAATTTTTTCTATTAATAAAAAATATTTTTATATAATTATATAAAAAATTATGTATAAAAATTTATATTCTATATTTTATTATAATAACCATTACAATAATAATTTATTATATGAATTATATCTAATATACATAAGGCGATGTATATCTAATATTAAAAATATAAACGATATTATAAAAATTTTTAAAACTATATCATTTTTTAATAAAAATTTAACAAGTGATGATATTATTTATACTATTATTGAATGTTTACAAAGATCACCAATAACTGAAATTGAA